TCAATAAGTTCAGGATTAGCTATAATGGCTTGCAATAGGCATTTGTATAAACCAAATAGAGATATTAAAAAACAACCACTAAACCTTAGTATGTCAAAATACAGTAATAAAGGATTTCAATCAACAATAATAAAAAATAAAATATGACAGAGTCTGCCATAAATTTTCCATCACAAGCAGTTAGTGATTTAGAAAAGCTATCTGAAAAGTACGGATTAGAAGTTGCTAAAGCTATAAAATGGGAGTGGTTCTCAGGTACAACATCTAAGTATAGTGGTAATCTAAATAGTTTTCACAACTTAAGATTATATGCTAGAGGAGAACAACCAATACAAAAATATAAAAACGAATTATCAATCAACGGTGACTTGTCTTATTTAAATTTAGACTGGAAACCTGTACCTATAGTACCTAAGTTTGTTGATATTGTGGTTAACGGTATGGCACAGAGATCATATGAAATAAGTTGCTTTTCTCAAGATTCTTTTGGTGTAGCTAAAAGAACAGAGTATATGGAGTCTATGCTTAGAGATATGAGAGCTAAAGAGTTTAATGAAGCTGTTAAACAGGGTTTAGATATAGATCTTTATGAAAACGACCAAGAGGATCTACCTCAAACAGAGGAAGAGCTAGCACTACATATGCAGCTTACTTATAAGCAGGCTGTAGAAATGGCGGAAGAGCAAGCTATAAACGTTTTACTAGAAAATAGCGATTACGATCTTGTTAGGCGTAGAGCACTATACGATATAGCAACAATAGGTATAGGCGCAACAAAAACAACATTTGACTGGAGTGATGGTGCTAAAGTAAAATATGTTAATCCTGCTAATCTAGTTTACTCTTATACTGAATCTCCTTACTTTGAAGACATATACTACGTTGGTGAAGTGAAAGAAATACCTATAAACGAACTAGTAAAAGAATTTCCAGAACTAACAGAAAGTGAAATAAAAGAAATAACAGAAAATAAAGGCGGTTATCAAAGCCATTTAAGAACAAGTGACGATAAAAATAAAGTAGAAGTTTTATACTTTAATTATAAAACACACATGAACGATGTTTATAAGCTAAAGAAAACTGGTACGGGTGCAGATAAGGTTATTGAAAAAGATGACACGTTTAATCCACCTGTAGAAAACATGGATGGGGATTTTAGCAAGCTAGAAAGAGTTGTTGAGTGTTTATATGAGGGAGTATATATTATTGGGTGTAATAAACTACTAAAGTGGAGGATGCAAGAAAACATGATGAGGAGTGATTCAGATTTTGGCACCGTAAAAATGAACTATCAAATAGTTGCACCTAGAATGTATAAAGGTAAAATAGAATCTTTGGTTAGTAGAATAACAGGTTTTGCTGACACAATTCAACTTACTCACTTAAAACTGCAACAAGTAATGTCAAGGATGGTACCTGATGGTGTATATCTTGATGTAGATGGTTTAGCTGAGGTTGATCTTGGTAATGGAACAAACTACAATCCACAGGAGGCTTTAAATATGTTTTTCCAAACTGGTTCTGTTGTTGGTAGAAGTTTTACTTCTGAAGGAGATCAAAACCCAGGTAAAGTTCCAATACAACAAATACAAAATGGTGGTGGCGGAAATAAAATACAAACTCTTATTGCAACTTACAACTATTATCTACAAATGATAAGAGATACAACTGGATTAAACGAAGCGAGAGATGCTAGTGTTCCAGATAAAAACGCTTTAGTTGGTGTACAAAAACTAGCAGCAGCAAACTCAAACACAGCAACTAGACACGTATTACAATCTATGTTGTATTTAACAGCTGAAGTTGCTGAGTGTTTATCTTTAAGAATATCTGATATAATAGAGTATTCACCAACTAGAAATGCTTTTATACAAGCGATTGGCGCTCACAACGTAGCAACGCTTGAAGAACTCAAAGATTTACATCTATATGATTTTGGTATATTCATAGAACTAATGCCAGACGAAGAAGAACAAGCTATATTAGAAAATAACATACAACAAGCTTTAGCTCAAAAGACTCTTGATTTAGATGATGCTATTGATTTACGTGGTGTTAGAAATGTAAAGCTTGCAAACCAGCTTTTAAAAATAAAAAGAAAAAAGAAAGCTGAAAGAGATCAACTAGTTCAACAACAAAATATTCAAGCTCAAGCTCAAGCAAATGCTCAACAACAACAAGCAGCGGCACAAGCTGAGATTCAAAAGAATCAAGCTAAAGCTCAAGCAGAGACACAAGTTGAACAAGCAAAGAATCAATTTAAAACTCAGTACTTACAAGCAGAAGTCGAAGCTAAAAAACAATTAATGCAATATGAGTTTGAATTAAACTCTAAGCTTAAAGGCGCTGAAATGGAATTAAACAAACAAAAAGAAATCAACAAAGAAGATAGATTAGACCAAAGAGTTGATAGACAAGCTGCTCACCAAAAACAAATGATAGAGCAAAAAAAAGAAGGTGGTTCAATTAAAAGATTTGAATCATCAGGTAATGATATACTTACAGGGGGAGCTAATATGTAGTAAACTCTTATTATTTAATATTTTATAAAATTTTATTATGGAAGAACAAAACGAAAACGCAATTGAAGAAGTTAAGCAAGACGTTGTCGAGCAGAAACCAGAGCAACCAAGAAACGAGCAAGGACAATTTAAATCAAAATTTGAAAGCGTAGGTGACGACTCTGTTGCTAAAGTTGATTTTAGTAAACCTCCAGTAGAAGTTGAAACTGAAGAGGTTAAAGAAGAAGTTGAAGAACAAGTAGAAGAAACTACAGAAAATACAACTAAAAACACGGTTGAAGAAAAAACTCAAGATATTGTAGAACAGGTTACTGAAGAAGTTGAAGAGCCAGTTTTACAAGAAATTAAAGAAGAAGAAATAGCTGAAGTCAAAGAAGATATTGAGGAGGCTGTAGCAGAAGCAGAAGCTACTGGAAAACCATTACCAGAAAATATACAGAAACTTGTAGATTTTATGGATGAGACAGGTGGTGATCTTAATGACTACGTTAATTTAAATAGAGATACTTCTAAAATGGATACATCGGAAATTTTAGATGAATATTATAGAACTACTAAATCTCATTTATCACCAGAAGAAAGAAGCTTTTTATTAGAAGACAGCTTTGGTATAGATGAAGAAATGGACGATGATAAAACTATTAGAAAAAAGAAAATAGCCTTAAAAGAGCAAGTTGCCGAGGCTAAAGCCTATCTGGACGGGCAAAAGTCCAAATACTATGAAGAAATCAAAGCTGGGTCAAAGTTGACCCAAGACCAACAAAAAGCAATTGACTTCTTTAATAGATACAATAAGGAATCTGAAGAACAAAAGAAAATATCTGAAGCTACTAAAAAAACGTTTCAACAAAAAACTGATAGTGTTTTTAACAATACATTCAAAGGTTTTGAATATAATGTTGGAGATAAAAAATTTAGGTTTAATGTTAAAGATGTTAATAAGGTAAAAACTACACAAAGTGATATCAATAACTTTGTTAACAAGTTTGTTGATGAAGATGGCAAAAACATAAGTGATGCCAAAGGTTATCATAAGTCTTTGTTTACAGCTATGAACTCTGATGCTATTGCTAATCATTTTTACGAACAAGGTAAAGCTGATGCAACAAAAGGGAGAGTAGCAAGAGACAAAAACATAAACACTGAACCTAGAAAAACACACGGCGAGGTAAATGTTAGTGGAGTTAAGTACAAAATTTTAGGTGATTCTAGTTCTAATATAAAAAACAGATCCTTTAAGATTAAAAATAAAAATAAATAATAAATTTAAAAATAAATAATTATGGCAATTACACCAGGAGGAAATTTAAATAGTGTTGCAACTTCTACCCAGATGACACTAGTCAATAACTATATTGACTTTACAGCATCGGGTACAGCAGGTTGGGCGCAACAATACTTGCCTGACTTAATGGAAAAAGAAGCTGAAGTTTTTGGAAACAGAACTATTTCAGGTTTTTTATCACAAGTTGGAGCAGAAGAGGCTATGACCTCAGACCAAGTAATCTGGTCGGAACAAGGAAGATTACACTTAAGCTACAACGGTACACTAGATGTATCAGCAAACCAAATTACTATTGGTACTGATTTAGATGGTAACGCTGGTGGAGCAGCTCACGGTATTAGAGTTGGTGATACTATATTAGTATCAAGTTCTAGAGATGGAGCAACTACTCAATGTTACGTTAAGACTCGTACAGCTGGTGCTGCTACTATTGTAGCTCTACCTTATAAAGCTGCACTTATGTCAGATGCGGCAGCGGGTACTCTTTCAGATGGTACTTGTACTGTAATGGTATATGGATCTGAATTTGCAAAAGGTACAGCTGGACAAACAAGTTCTAATAAACCTGTTCACAAGAGTTTCACTAACAAACCAATTATATTAAAAGACTTTTATCAAATCAATGGATCTGATGCTTCTCAAATTGGTTGGGTTGAAATCTCAGGTGAAGACGGTCAAAATGGTTACCTATGGTATTTAAAAGCAGAAGGTGACACTAGATCTCGTTTTTCTGATTACGTAGAAATGTCAATGGTTGAATCTGTCAAAGCTTTAACGGCATCTACTATTCATGATGATGCAGTTTATGACGGTGGTGGTGGTGCTATTGCTAGCACTGATCCTGGTACTGAAGGTTTATTTTCAGCTATTGAAGATAGAGGTAATTTAACTTCAGGTATCACAGGTGTTAACGCTGCAACTGATTTAGCTGAATTTGACGCTATCTTAGCTGAGTTTGATAAGCAAGGTGCTATTGAAGAAAATATGATGTTTGTA